TATGCTACCTGTGCAGAAGTAATGAAAGAGGCCAGTGCTGCATGAGGAGATGTATCTGTAGCTGCATTATTACCTGTCTCATGCTGATAGATGTTCTTGTCTATACCTGCTCCATATGGTTTTGCATAAATCCCCGTATCCTGCCATGCAGTACGTGAAAAAGATGCATCTCCCTCAGTTGTACCGTCACAATCCCCATAAAACCATATGTTTTCCAGATAGTTATACGCTACATAATGCGTAATAGTGGTTGCTCCCGCAGTCGGGTAAAACCACCATACTTCATGGTATTCCGAATTAAGTGCGGCAAATATCTGATCTGCTTGGTCTACGTTATAACTTTCAAACACTTCTTCCTGTACAGTGCAATCTAACGTACTAATACGTCCATCATATCGGTAGAATTTATTTAACCCCATCCAATACGTCACACCATCTACAGTAGCTACCGCGTTAGGCCCAATCAGAGATGTGTTAGAACTAAGTTCATCTAACCTGAATACATCAAAAGTTCCGGTAAATTTAAGCGAACTAAGTGAAGATTCCGTAAAAATGAGTGTTTCTCTGGTAGTTGGGACACCACGCAGTATCTGAGAGCCGTTTTGAACTGTTAGTGACCCAGCAGTAGTTAGATCACTAGGCGTAAAGTTAAAAGGATTACTTACATCAGACCACCGTATTAATAAAGGATCTCTATCTGGTGTTCCTGATGCGGGATACGGAGTACACCCCAATGCGATAATAATGTTGCTTTGATTATCCTGTGCAATCATAACCTGAGTAACTTCATTAGGAACTTCTGTTCCTGAAGAAGGAGAAGCACTTATTAAAGCTGCGGCTGTAGATGGTGTAGATTGCCAAACCCAACGATATATTTCTCCATAACGTATATTGAACAGTAGATCATCCTGATAACGGGTAAAATAAATTAACCGCATAGGATTAAATATCCCTGCCCCCGATCTTGGTTCATTCCAACCACCATCTCTGGTTGTACCACTTGGTAAAGATACCGTAGCACCTGCGGTATTCCATGTTCCTGCGCCCCAACCAACACCTTGGGCATTAGTATCATTACCAATCGCTATCTGATAACTTGCATTAGAACTTCCGCCCCCATTTCCACTATCACTACTATTAGCTGCAATAGCATCTCCATTAGCATCTAGTGCGGTAAAAGTAAAAGTACCGTCAGTTGGTACAGTATCAATCTTGTATTCTTTATTTAAAACAGCCGCTGTGATAACCCCACCTAAAGTAGCCGCACCACTAAAGGTAACCCAATCCCCAACTAAAGCACCGTGGCTTGCATCTGTCGCAGTAATAGTAGAAGACCCATTTGTTGCCGCAAATACGATACCTCCAGCCCCCGCAGTAGCCCGTACAGGTGTAATGTTGTAGCTAGTACCCCCACCATTAAGTAATACTTTTTCAGATGTACCTATCGCAAGGTACTTAACCCCCAATAAACCGGAAAAAGAAAACAAACTGCGACATATACCATTAAATTTTGTAACAGTATGTTTTGTCCATCCCCCTATTTTTTTAGGAAACCCTTTAAAAAACCGAACCTTATTACAGGCGTACCAACCCCCTTCTTGGGCATAATCAGTAATATCCCTGTTAATTCCTGACTTAAAAGTTAGTTTCCGTAAAGCCATTACGCTACACCTTCCATCCCAGAAGTAGTTAAATCTAAAGAAACCTCACAGGTTTTCTTGTTTCTACTCAACCACCCCCTACCAAAAGTATCAAAAGTGGATAATCTTTTATAAAACGCTTCACGCTCATCTGTTAATTTAGTAATAATGGTTTGTGGATCTACATTGTAGACCGCTTTTAGTGTATTAGGGCCAATTACTCCATCACTTGTAGCCCCCACAACCTTCTGTAAAGCCTTACCTGCTCTGGATACCCCTGAGTTAACCGCCCAATCAAACACACAAAAATCAACCCCCGAAGGCAACTCATCACCTTTCACCTTATCCCAGTAATTTGCTCTATAGATGAGGCGTACATCCCCTATTTTCATATCCTTCATTTCTTCTTCAGTAACACCACGACCTAAATACTTTTCATATACCGCTTGGGTAATCCCCATATTAGTACGTCCACCCGGATCTTCAGGATGATCTACATACCCACCTTCATGCTCTAATACAGTGTCCAGACTTTTTATAAAATTATCCTGCATTACTTCTTAAATCCTTTAATCCCACGAATACCAAAAGAGGCGGCTATAGACGCATACATAGCGTAAGTGAACCAATCCGGCGCTATCTCCAATGCTGCAAAACCCTCAGCAATATAAGGTCTACACCACGGAATGAATGAGGCTGCAATGATGGCTATAAACAAAATAGTCCACGCTTCGTCTTTCCAGCTATCCTGACTGGCTTCAGCCATGATCTTTTCCCAGCCAGCTTCGTGTGTAGCCGCCACCTTCATTACTTCGGCTTCCGCTTCCGCTCTTGCTACGGTTGCTTTTGCTTTAGCTTTTGATTTTTCTACCTGCCCTTCGACCAAACTTCCGGCTATTTTGGCTATTGGTGCTAAAAAATTTAACATTCTTCCTCCTAGACAAGCCTATCTATACGGTTATTCTCTTGAACCCGTTCAACTTCCTTTTTCTGCTCCACCTGTTCAGGTTCTTTCCGAACATCTTCTACAGGACGCTGTAGGTAAGCCTTCCGTATTTGCGCTACGCTAGATATTTCACAACTCATTTTTTACTCATCCAAGCCGATACACCCATATAAGCCCCCACCACACCAGCTAGGGCAATATAAAATAACCCTAACAAATCGGATAATGCGCTAACACGGGAGTCTGGTATAACAGGAGTAAATAACAGAATAGTCCCCATAATCATAGCAACCATCGCTACCCAAGCCATTTGCTTTTGTGTTTCTGATTTTTCTTCTTGTAATTCAAGCTCTAACAACTCTTTGTTGCGAGCCATTTCTTCATCACTAACCGTACCATCATGGTTAATATCATATTTAGCGTATATGGACTCAGGATCTAATTTTTTTGGAGTCATTAGTGCAACCTCAACAACAAAGTAATGACCACACCGCCCATGCCAGCCAATAATGCAAAGGTGTGCTGTCTTATATTGCGTTCGATATTATCCAATCGGTTAAATATTGTCTTATCCCGCTCCTCGCAACGTGCAACATGAGCTTCTAGTTTAGCCGTTACGTCATAAATTTTTTCTTCTGTTTGTTCCATATTATCCACCTAAACTAGCCACTTTAGCCTCTAATGCCTCAATCCGCTCCATTGCCTCCTGAAGTGCCTTTAGAGCCTTCATATGGATAACGGAATACTTCACGCTTTTGTGTGATTTTTGGTTTCCGCTGGAATCTAAAACAGGGACATCATCGCCACCATCATCCGCCGGATTAAACTCCAAGTGTGTTTTCACCAGCTTATTCATACCTGCCGATTCAAGCTCCTGTGCAATGACACCTATCATATTTGGCGCATCTGCACTCTCTTCTTTAAAAGAAAACTTGCGGACACGCATTGCCTTGATGTCATTCCATTGACTACCACTATCAACAATGTTCTCCTTAAGATTTAGATCCGACGTAGCTCCATATGAGTTTGTTGCGCTTTGGAAATCGCCATTAACCTCTATTTCTGATTTGATCGTACCGCTTACTTTATTTTGCCATACAGGATCACCAGCGGTGGTTCCATTCGCCACCACCATCTTAGTAAAAGTCGTCCCGTCTGTTCCCTGATCGTCATAGATAATAATCCCTTTCCCGTCCATGTCCGTATAGTTGTCGCCAGCCTGATTACGACCCATGTAAATAAAACCTCTTTCATAGAAAGAGTTAAGGGATGTGTCACCAGCCTCTATGCGAAATCCTTGAGTGAGATAAACGTTTCCCGTAGAGTTAATTTGTACTGCGTCCGTGTCACTAGCAGACCCGATATACCCACTGTTGGGGATGACAATGTTGCCGCCAGTGGTCATCAGACCTCCGCCATTATATGTGCCGGATACTGTGAGATTCCCACCGGAAGACAAAGACATTTTCTCTGTAGCCGCTTCACTAGCCCCTGTTTTAAAGGACAACTTGGTAGCGTTACTAGTTGAACTAAAATCACCTTCTGAAACTGCCGCTACTTCTGCGGCTATCATTTGTGCGTCTCCTCCTGTTCCCTCATCTGGAGCTTGAAACTGTATTTTCCCCAATACATCGCTCGCTGCAATATCTGTTTCACCTGTCCGTAATAGCAAGGTAACTGGAGTATCATCCCCAGTAGCGGTGTTTTTAATGGTCACATTTCCAACCGATGAAATAGCCATTTTTTCAGTGGCAGCGGTAGTAGCAGCTTCAGATGCACCTGTTCTAAATGATAGTTTGGTAGCGTTACTGCTCGAACTAAAATCACCTTCTGAAACTGCCGCAACTTCTGCTGCGACAAGTATAGCGTCTGTACCTGTACCTTCATCTGGAGCTTGAAACTGTAGTTTCCCCAATACATCATTAACAGCGACATCAGTGTCACCTGTCTGTAGTAGTAAAGTTGCTGGACTAGAACTTGTTGCTGGGTTTTTAATAATCAAATTATTCAGATTAAGGTCAATAAACGCATCTGTTACGGCAGCAGTAGTCCCTCCCCCATCGGTATATATAACCTTCACATGACCATTTGGTACAACAACCTCACTTCCTGAACCCTGCTTCATGGAAATGTTATACCCTCCGGTTGTAGCATTTTCTATAATCCAGAGTTTACATACCGTATTGGGAAGCAGAGATACCGTGCAAACAGAATCAAGTGTCCCTGTATATTTTAAGTATAAGGCTCTTCCGGGGTCTGTTGCGCCATCTGCTATAGTTGTTGAAAAAGTATCTGCGTCCTCAGTAATTGCTTCTGTAGCATAACCAAATGCTTCGGCAATCAACTCAAGATTAGTATTAGTGGTTGTCCCCCACGTAGTAGATTGTTCCCCACTACCTATCTCTTCAAGTCGTAAGTCATTAACGTATGTACTTGCCATAATATATTCCTATGCTGCTATATCTTCCCAAGTTATTGACTGTGAATCATCTACAGCAGACCATGTTACCGTTTGTGAATCATTCACCGCAGACCATGTTACCGTTTGTGAGTCATCAACTGTAGCCCATGTTATTGTTTGTGCATCATCTACAGCAGACCATGTTACCGTTTGTGAATCATCAACGGCTCCCCAAGCCTCAATTCCTACAGTACCAACAGCACCTGTGGCAGATACACCTGTAGCGGATATTGTAGCCCCACCTGTAGCAGTAACCGATCCAACAGCACTTGTACCAGCTACACCTGTGACAGATATAGTAGCCCCACCCGTAGCAGTAACTGATCCAACAGAACCTGTACCAGCTACACCTGTGGCAGATATAGTAGCTCCACCTGTAGCAGTAACTGACCCAACAGAACCTGTACCAGATACACCTGTAGCACTGACCGTAACACCCGTACCGCCTGTAGCAGTAACCGACCCAACAGCACTTGTACCAGCTACACCTGTGACAGATACATTAGCATCTCCTGTAGCGGTTACCGATCCAACAGCACTTGTACC